TCATCTTTCCATTCTGGTTCAACAAAAAATAAATCATATTTTTTAGTAGCTTTCTTTAATTTCTTAAGATTCTTTAAAATTTTAGAATCGATAGGACTTATATCTTTACCTTTAAATTTATTAGATTCTAATTCTTCTAAAACTTTTAAATCTAGATTAGATGGATCATCATCAAAAAATTTATGAATAACAAGATATTCTTCATCTTTAAAAATATGCTTAAATTGTTTCTTACTCATATTATATAATATTAATTATATATTTAAAATATTAAAATGTATTAAACCATTTTTAGCGGCATCTTGTTGGGATTTTTTCTTAGATTTACCTGTACCAGAAGATATTAATTCGTCTTTAAAATATAAATCACAATAATAAAATCCATTATCATCGTGTTCTCTATCAGTAAATTTAGGATTTTCTTTATAATTATGTTGTAAATATTTAATAATTTGTTCTTTATAATTATTATTTTTAATAATTATATCAGTAAAATCTATATGTTTTTCAATAATAGTTAAAATAATATTTTTAGTAAAATCATAATCATTATCAAGAAAGATAGCACCTAAGAATGATTCAAAACTATCTTCTAGTATATTAATATTATTCCGTCCATCACATTTATCTTCAATGTGTTTTGATATGATTAAATATCTATTAAATCCTAATTTAGTTGCTAATTGTGCAAGACATTCACCACATACGATTCTATTTTTTAAATATGTTAAGAAACCTTCATCTTGATTATATATTTTATAAAATCTTTCATATAGATAAGAAGAAACGACTGATCCTAAAATAGAATCACCAAGAAATTCCATAGTTTCATATGAGTTTTCTTGAAGCGGTAATGAATCATCTATATTTTTAAAATCAGTATCTTTATATAATTCAATGCAATACGATTTATGAACAAAAGACCTTTGGTATAAAAGAATATCATTAATTTTAAAATTACTAATATTTAATGTTTCCATAATATTAGTAATAACATCGGGTGTAATAAGTTTATTTGACTGATTATAAGGATTAACTTTTTCCATAATGTATATATATTAAAATTAAAATAAATCTTTATATATTATCAAATTTAAAATTGAGAGGGTGCGTAACAATCTTCACCTAATTCTAATGGTCTGCGACCAAGATCTGGACCAATAGTAGTATTTAACCATGGACTTACATTAACTTGTGGATTAGCTGGTTCGGCTCTTAATTGTTGATTAGCGTTTCTGAGACTCTGACCAACAGTATTAACACCCACTTGATATCCAGCCTCTAAGAAATTAACGCCTTTAAGAATACCCTCGGAAACTGGATAATCCTTGTTAAAATTATTAATATTTTTCGCATCAGAATTAGGTAATAATTCATCTGGTTGTAAAGTATTTTCAGGATAACATCTACGAGTAGGTGTTTTCATACCTTTAACGGAAGCATATTGTTCATTTTCACCGAGAGGTAATGAAGACATTACTTGATTTTGTTGAGGAGGTGGTTGTAATACGGGTTTAGCTACTTTAACTGGATCTTCTGGAACTGGTCCAGCGTCAAGTATTTGTGGATCAACAGTTGCTCCTGACTGACCCTCTATTAATCCTGTTAAACTTTTAGGTTTAAAAATTAAAACGAACAATAATACAAATATTAAAAAACATCCACCCATATTACACATTTGATCAACACTGAAATTCATTTATATAATATAAAACATAAAAAAATTTTATTAATTATTTAATTTATTTAATTCTTCTTTTAATTTACTTATTTTTTGTTCAATCGTTAACTTTTTTTCTTTATCCAATAAAACTTCTGAGATTTCTTGACTAAATATATTTTCATCTATATTATTATCCATATATGATTGATCATCGATTATTGAATACTTATCTAATATATTATATTTATCAGTATTTACAACTTTAATTTGATTAACATATAAATCTAAATAAAAACTATTTTTTAAAATTCTTAAACCTTTAAAATGAATAATCATCACTATATTTTTATTTTTAATTTCATCAATATCTATAATTTCTTTATTTTCATTGAAAATATTACATTGTAATTTATTATCTATTACAGGTAATTCTAATTTTAATTGGTAATTTTTATTTTCTTCATATATATCTTTCTCACTATACATATTTTCAACTGCATCATATGGTATTTCTTTCTTAAACCAACTTTCACTATTATTAAATGTACATTTAATACAATTTTCGTCCATATCTAATAAAAAATCTATAAAATGTTTATTAGTAGTATTTATATCTATATAATTATTATCATCAGATAATACTATATCATTTACTTTTAAAATAGGTGTTTGTATATATAATAATTTATCATCATTATCATATAAATTACAAATATAACTATTATCTATTCTTTCTGGATCTGTAAATTTAAGATTATCAATTGTTATATCTTTATATTGAACAGTAGTCATTATAAAAAAAACTATAAAAAAAAAAATAAACTTAAACTAAATATATTACTTTTGCTTTCCATTTACAAATAAATTGTTCATTAAAGTTCCATATTTTATCAATATAAATATCACATTTCATTTTCGTGAAATTATTTAAATTTCGAATATTACATGTATCATATTCATCACTATATATATCTACATCATAACAATTCTTAACAAATGGTACTTTAACTGATAAGTTTGGATCATATTTACCATTTTTATCATATCTTATTTGTGATATATATTTATCAGAATCACTTTCATCTTTAATACCCAAATTAATCATATTATTCAATTCAATTTTCTTTATAAAATTAAAAAATGATTCCATTTCTTTATCAGCTTTTAAATTTGTGAACTGTAATGACATTATCTGATTTTTCATACCAAATAAACAAACCATAACAGGTGTTGTTATATAAATTATAGGATTTTGATTATAATATAATGATATATATCCTATGTTTTTTATATTAATTGGATCTTTTTTAGATTTATCTACATCATATTCTTTTTTTTTGGCTGAACAATCTTTAATAATATATTTTGTATACTTTATTTGATCAATTTTATATAAATCATGCGAAATATTTTTTATTTTACTCATAATTAATTATATATTTAATATATCTTTAATTATTAAAATTACTTGATGTATCTTTATTATGATTAACTATAATTTTTCTTTTNGTNGAATTATTCCAAACATTATTTCCTGATGTAACATTATCATATGTTAAATTTCCAGATATAATTGGACATTTCTCATATAATGGTTTGGTAGAACCAAACATTACATGATTTTCTTTATTTAATTTATATTGAATGTCTTTACAATTTGGATCTTTTGGTTTATATCCATATCCATAACCATATGATAAATTAGGAACTGTATTTAAAGTAATATTTTGTTGTAAATTATCAGCTTTAAAAGGATATTCACTAATACTTTGCATAATATATAATATATTTATAAAATAAATATAAATATAAATAATATATATATATGTTGACAAATGATACTAAAAAAATTATAAGTTTTTTAGAAGACTATAAAAAAATAAAATCATTTCGAAGTCTAGAATTATTATATAAATATTTAAATGGTATACAAAATAATTATGAGATAATCAGTAATACTTTAAATCACAATAGCGATCATTTAAATTTTATAAATCCATTTATATCTGAAAAAATAATACATAAAATTAAATCTCTAAAAAATAATCAAAGATTAATATTAAAAATAAATGGAAATGAAGTAACTATAAATATATATTATAATGACAAAGATATACAATTATTTATATATAATATAATTATAGTTATTTCATATATAATACATTTATTCAAGAAAAAAGTAGGATCAGTAAATATTAATTATTACTTAACTGATTTAAAAAAAAATATAAGTGGTAATATTTCAGATGGATTAACACATGAACATATTAATAATGGATGTTGTAATACTTTAACAAATACAATAGATATTTGGAGAAAAGAAGAAATCATGAAAGTAACTATACATGAATTATTTCATTTATTTAATTGTGATAAATCACTAAATGATAATTCATTTATAATAGATATGTACCAAAAAAGATATAATATAACTTCGAGTAAAATAAATACTTTTGAAGCATATACTGAAATTTGGGCCAATATATTAAACTGTTATTTTCTTTCAAGAAGTAAATATGAAGTATTTATAAAATATTTATCTATAGAGAATGAATGGTGTTTATTACAATGTGAAAAAATATATAATTTACTTGATGTAGAAAAATTACCAATAGATATTAATAAATATACAAATGTCCTAGCATATTTTATAATAAGATGTGAACTTTATAATAATTTAGAAAATTTCATAACTATATTTATTAAAAATATATGTTGTGATAGTAATAAGTATTTCATATTTTTGAAGAATACGAAAAAATGTAAAAAAACAAGTAAATTCAAAATGAATAAAAAAAAATATATATATAAAACTTTAAGAATGAGTGCAATAGAGTTTAAACTTTTTTAAACAAATACTCCTTCCTTATTAGGATAGTGAGGTTTTAGGTATTTTTGAAGATTGAAGAATGTTAGTTCTTCACCCTTTTTAATGCGAAGAAGCTTAGTAAGAGTGGTATCAGGGTTAATGGTACGCTTATCCTCTTGTTTTTGAAGGTTGTGTTCCTTACAGTAAGCATTGATTTTCTTGGTTACTTCGGTGCGAGCAATTAGTTCACCATCACCAATACCAAGGAACTTTTGAAGCTCTAGTGAGACTTGAAGAGGCTTTTGGAATCCAGTTGGTGGAGCATTAGGATCACGAACTCTCTTGGGCTTAGTCTTCATTTTCTTATCAACAACTTTCTTATCACGAGTAACACGACGTTCAAGAGCTGTTACTGATGTAGTAAGGTTCTTTACAAGGGTAAGCGCATCCGAAAGCTGAGATCGGAGTGTAGCAAATTCTTCATCATAAGACATTACATCTGGAACAGATGGAACATTGTTACCGACAGTAGCATCCACAACTGGTGTTTCTACAACTGGTGTATCAACGACAGGTGTCTCTACAACAGGAGAAGGTTCTGGTACAGATACTTTCTTTTGAATAGGTTTCTTGGAACCACTAGTTTTCTTTTGAGCTTGTTTTTTTGCAGGCATTTTTATATCTTTATAATATGTTTTTTTTATCTTATTCAACCGCACTTATTATACTATATATATATCTCTTGTTTTTAAGTATTTAATACTCAAAATCAAATTTATTAATCAATATTTAATATCCACGGATGAATATTATATACACTAGGATTAATTTTTGCCAATCCAATTAAAAAATACATAAATCCTGTTTTTTTATCACTATCATCAATTGCATCATTAAACTTTAATATATCCGTTACTAATATGTTTCTCATATCATCTCTTGAATTTATTCTTCTAATTTCAATAACAGATTTATTAAATATTAATCCATTTGGAGGACAAATTCTCCTTTTTATTTCAATCGGTAATTGTGTTCTATAATTCCAAATATCTTCCATTAATCCATATAATTTTTTTAAATGTATTAATCCCAAACAACTAAACCATTCTAAATTAAAACTAAATCCTAATCTTTCAATGGCGGCTGATACATCTACAATTTTTTGTTTTAAAATTTGTTTTTTATCTTTCTTTAATTCTTTCATTTCATCTTCAAAATCTAATGAAATATCATTGTTCTTTAAAATATCTATTAATTTAAATGCTCTGACTCTCGTTTGTAAATCGATTGGTACCATTGTATATGGATTTGATTGATTCATTTCTATAATTTTCTTAAATGATCTAATATCAAAAAACCATATTATATTTTTTTCATCTTTAAATGAGAAGAAATATTTATTATCAATTTCATGAACAGTCTCATATGTAAAAAAATCTTCTTTATTATTACATTTATCTCTATTCATAAATCCTTCACCTCTAAGTAATATATTTCTTTTATTAAATTTATATTTAAATTTATATTGAATATTTTGAATATACTTTATTTTATCAGAATAATATTTATGTTCATTATATCTTTCTAATAATATATTAAATAATATATCTTTTTTCAAAGACTTATTATATTTTTTATTATCTATTTTATTTATAGTATTTACTATATCATTTTTAAGATAATCTGAATTTTTATTTGTAAAATTATTAAATATAATAAAATCATCTTTAATTAAATGATTTCTTTTATGTTTATTACAATAATTTCCGAATACATTTTTTTTACAACATTTGTTATTATTTTCTATAAATTCACACATTCCCTTTATAATATTAATTATTATAAATTGCTTAAATATTTATGTAAGACATACAAATAAAGAATACTATTTAAAGATTAGTCTCTAATATATATTGTAAAAAATAAATTTGATTTTGGAGGAGTATAAAAAGTATATTAAAAAGAAATAAAAAGAATACAAGCAAATAAATTTGATAATCGAAAAACCACAAACAACCAAAACACATATAAATATGCCTGTCGTAAAAGCACAAAATGTTAACCTTTCAAAGATCACTCTATCTGATCCACGAAAATTTGGTCAAAATGGTGTTCAAATTGTATTTGTAAATTATGATGGACAAAATCCACTATACATTCAGTCACCCAAGGTTGATATCCTTTGGGATGCTAAGTACTTCCCTGATAATGAAACTGGTGGTAAGTATAATGTCCAATTTTCCCTACCAAATGTTGATAGTGATACGGGTTCTTTTCTTAATAAAATGAATGAACTTGATGAACACATTATTGATGTAGCATATGAAAATCGTGCCACTTGGTTTAAGAATGGTAAGAAACTAAGCCGCGAAACTATTGAAACTCTATACACTCCTCTTATTAAAGTATCTACTGATCCTGATACTGGTGAACCTAATGGTAAATATCCTCCATCATTTAAGTTTAAGATTGTAAAGAAAGAAAATAAACACGAATGTAGTGTATATGATTCTAAGCGCTCTGAATATAATATTGATGAACCAGATAGCGACAATTTCGCTGATCTGGAACAAGTCCTTACTAAGGGTTCCACTATGGGAGTTATTCTCAAATGTAACGGAGTTTGGCTTATCAATAATAAGTTCGGTTGCACTTTTAGAGCTGAACAAGTTATGGTTACTACTCGCCCATCTACTGCTCTTGGTCGTGGTTGCGCTTTTATCCCTGATGATGATGATGAAGTTGTGAATGATGTAGTTGAACCAGTATCTCAGTCAGATACTACTGTTGTAAATGATTCAGGTGAATCAGGTGATGATAGTGACGATGATAGTCATGTTGAACCTGTTCCCGACACAGAAACCAAGAAAAAAGTCCGTCGCGTCAAGAAAGCTAACTAATTAAATAACTATTTATAATTTAATATGCTCTTTTAATAATATTTTTTTTATTCTATAATTATATGGATTTATGTGATAAATATTTATTTGATTTCATTAATATTTATCCACCAATGAATGATTACCTCTTATATTCTAAATTTACAAAAAAACAAGGTATATTACCTAATCATTTATCTAAAAGTTTTGTTAAAAAAGAAACAAAATTAAATACTGAATTTATTAAACTTCTTCAAAAGAAAAAAGAAAAATCATCATGTGAAGAAATACTTGAATATGATTTAAAATTTCATAGAAGGTTATCTTCATTTGATTCTGGTGATTTTTTATTAGATATTAATGACAATATATTATTTATGTATTATGAAATTTGTATGAATAAATTAACTCCTTTAAAAAATAAAAGTGATTATGAAGATGTTATGAATAGATTAAAATCATTAACATCTATAACTAATGATATTATAAATATATTAGAAAAAGGATTAAAGAATAAAATTATGTTAAATAAATTAATTATAGATTATTTTATAAAAAAATGTCAGACTATATTATCTAATAAAATATCGCCTAAAAATGTACCAAGTGATATTCGCAAAAAATTTATAAAATATATTGATAATTTTATAATTAAAAATATAAATAAGTTATATTTATTTATTATAGAAAAATATTATAAAAATTGTATTGAAAAACTTGGTTTATGCTCTTATATAAAAGGTAAAAGTTATTATGATAAATTATGTAAATATAATTCTTTATCATCACTAACTCCACAAAATATACATGAGTTTGGATTAAATTTTCTTAAACAAGATCTAAAATTAAAAAAAGAACTCGCTAAAAAATTAAAAGTAGATGATATTGATGATTATATATCTAAAAATAATAAATTTTATTCATCATCTAGTGAAATACTAAGTGACTTAAATAAACAAAAAGATATGATGTATAAAAAATTAAGCAAATATTTTTATGATGATATTGATAAATTATATAAAATTAAACCTATATCAGCTCATAATGATAATATGACTGCATATTATTATGGTCCAGATAATTCTAATAAAGGTGTTGGTGAATTTTATATGAATATTTCTAATCCATCAAATATTAGTAAATATGAATTATTAATTTTAAGTATTCATGAAGGTATACCGGGTCATCACTATGAAGGGTATTTATTATATAAATCTGATAAATCTGATTATGTTAAAACAAATTTATATTCAGGATACTCTGAAGGTTGGGCGCTTTATTGCGAATCTCTATATGAATATGATAATGATTTTGAATATTATTATTCATTACAATATAAAATTGAAAGATCATTGCGTTTAATTATTGATACAGGTATACATTATTTAAATTGGGACTATAATAAATGTTTTCAATTTATGAAAAAATATCTAAATTATTCTGATGAATATATCAAAAATCAAATATTTAGATATTCGAGTAATCCTGGACAAGCCGTATCATATAAAATAGGTGAACAAGTTATATTGCATTTAAAAAAAGACTTTATGAAAAAAAATTCAGATATTAAAGCATTTCATAAAATTATATTGGATATTGGATCATGTCCACTTGATATATTAGTAAAACGATATTATGAATTAATTTTATAATATATATTAATATGCCTAGATTAATTAGATTTGAAAGAGGGACAAAAGTATGGTTTTATGATGGAAGAATTATATATAGTGCGTATGTTAATAAAATTATTAAAAATGTTCCCGTTAATGTTATTATTGTAGGAATAGGTATTGATGAAAATGACAACGAAATAAACAAAGGTCTTGATGTTTTTGATATTTTTTTGAAAAATCAAAGATTAAATGTATATTTAAATACATTAAAAGAATTAAATTTAAAACCTAAAATAAGTGAAGTATTTGTTGATGATACTAATAATTTTAATATAATACCTTCTAACTTATCTAAGAGTTATTTTTTATCATCTACACCTCTTAAAGGATATCGTGAAATTTCAGATATAATTATAGCTGGACAACATATTTCTGATCATGAATGGGTTAAATTAAGGAATTTATATTCTAATAGAATGCCACAACCATTAGTAAATTGGAATAAATTATCTAAACTATCATCAAATATTAGTGAAAAAGATATTGAATCATGGACAATGGATGATTTTTTAAATGAACATGATAGAGTAGTTTATGATTCACATCCAGGATATCAACATTATGACAAATTTTCTAATATTTATAGTAAACAATTACAACATTTAAATCCTAGTGACTTTACTGAAAATGATTTAATAGAAGCAAGAATTAATAAAATATTCCATAGGAAAAGATTATTAAGACTTCAAAAAGAATTATATTATTCCACTGGATCTAAAAAGAAAAAATCTAAGAAAAAATCTAAGAAAAAATCTAAGAAAAAATCTAGGAGAAGATCTAAAAAGAAATCTAAGAAAAAGTCTAAGAAAAAATCTAAAAAAAGATCTACCAAACAACATTAATATTATTATTCATTATTTGTTTAGAATTTTCTAAAATAGATTTATCTAAATCTATATCTTCTTTATTAATTATATCTGCTAATTCTTGTTCTATATTATCTGTATATCCAACTACATAACAATTATATTTATCTTTAAATAATTTCCCTTGATCCACCCATTCTTTATGTAATATTAATATACAATCTTGATATATTGCTTCTAAAAATGTATATTGAGTCCCACCACCATCCCCTTTAATAACAGATAAATCAACAACATATTTACAATTATTTAATATATCTTTATCTTCATATGATATGGGCAAGGTCTTAGCAAATCTACCTTTCCAGTATTTAATAAAATCATCTTTTATTCCTAATTTTTTATTTATAGTAAATTCTACATATAATCTGTTTTCTTTACCATATATTTGAACTTTTTTATTATCATCATCTATATAATTATTTGCTTTTAAAATAACATGAGTATTCTTATCAAAATCTATTCTATTAATAGATATACATTTATCATTAACATTATTTGTATATGTTTTTTTATTATATTCAAAAAATGGATGATATTTAAACTCTGATTGAATATTATGATTATTTAATAAATTTTGTTGAACTGTTTCTCTAATTGTTATAACATTTACTCTATTTAAAAATGATAATACTTCTTTTGATTTAAAATCATTAGGATCATGAATAATTATTGTAGTACTATCTGGAAATTTATGCAAATATTCATAATAATGTTTATCTAATGCTGTAATTATTATATTATCTTTTTTTACTATTTCATCAATGGAAATATTTTTATATTGAACATTATATCCAAAATCTCTATAATTTTTTTCATTTCTATTTGATTTTGATACTTTATATAAAGGATAATTATATTTGAGAGAAAGATGAGCTGTCATAGTTACCCATCCACCAAATGTAGGAGTAGCCATATAAATTAAATTAACAGACATTTATTTTATAAAAAGATAAAATTTTTTAAAAAAAATCGTAACGTTGGGCTAATTTTATTCTTTTTACCCCACCTCCTTCAATAGAATCATTATTATCTGGTTCTTTATCTGTTTTAGATTCTTTATCTGTTTTAGATTCTTCTGGTTTTGATTCTTTTGGTTTTGATTCTTTTGGTTTTGATTCTTCTTTTTCTTCTTTTTTAATATTTTCCAATAAACCGAATAAAATTTTATTATTTATTTCTTCAACTGAATCTTCTTTAACTTTTTTATTATCATCTTCATCAACGACCTCTTCATCTATAACCTCAACAACTTCTTCAACGTTCTCTTTATTATCACCATCATCATCATCATCATTATCATCATCACCATCATCATCATTATCATCATCATCATTATCATCATCAAAAAATGATGGTTCTTCTTTATCTTCTATAACGACCATATCTTTTTTCGAATCACCCTCTTCATCATCTGAATCTATATCTTCTAATTCAGGCATATCACTAATATCTTCTTTTATAACATTAACTGGTTTAACACTTCTTTTCTTATCTTTTAAACTAATAGGTTTAGATATCTCTAACATACTATTTTGATAAACTAATTTTCTGGGTGGTAATTCACCAGAAGGTATTAATGAAACAAAATCATATTGTTCATTATTTCTTTTATATACTTCATCTAATAATTTACTTGCCCTATTACTTAAAACCATTATCTTTAATATAATATATATAATATTAAATTTAAATAAATGGAACAATTTTTTCAAAAAGATAAAATAGAACTGGGTTTAGATGAAGCAGGTAGAGGATGTTTATTTGGTCCAGTATCTATCGCAGGTGTTGTATGGATAAATGAAGAACCCGATCCTACGATAGAAATTAAAGATTCTAAAAAATTATCTTTAAAAAAAAGATTATTAGCATATGATTATATATTAGAAAATTCAATTGCCAATACATCATTATTAATGGATAATGAAGAAATAGATAAATATAATATATTAAAAACTACCCTAAAAGGTATGCATAAATGCGTTGATAATATTACAGATGAAATAGATATTGATACGATTTTAGTTGATGGAAATCAATTTAATTTTTATATGGATAAAAAAGGTGAATGTATTAATCATGTATGTATTATAAATGGTGATGACACATATAAAAGTATAGCATCCGCATCTATTTTAGCAAAAGTTAATAGAGATAATTATATAAATAATTTATGTGAAGAATATCCTGAATTAAAAAAATATGATATTCATAACAATAAAGGATATGGAACTAAAAAACATATAGATGCTATAAAAGAATATGGTATAACTAAATGGCATAGAAAATCATTTGGAATTTGTAAAGAATATAGTTAATCAAATGTGATTAATACTTTATCTTTATTACATTTAATATAATATAAATAATTTTTATTTCCATTAATATATTTTTCTTTCAAATCTAAATTATAATCTATATATTTTAGAAATTGCCTTAAAATTGTTATACATTTTTTTTCATTAATATCTGATAAATAAATTTTGGCTTTACATGGTAAATAATATATTAATAATTTATCTTTTATGTCAATCATTTTTTCATTAATATTTAATTTAGATATATCTTGTTTAGTGAAATAGAATTTTTCGTTATCTAATGATTCAATATTAAATATCTCTAATAACAAGCTAATAATATATCTATCAGGATTTCTTCTAAATAATTGACTTTTCATTTAATATATTATTTAATATTTTAAGTTAAAATAATTATAAATATTAATAATATATATATAAATAAATGTCTAAAATTGTAGATGATAAAATTAATGTATGGGATGTTATAGATACTTATTATAGAGACGAACCTTATTATAAATCACAACATCAGGTTGATTCATTTAATGAATTTATATTTTCAAAAGATAATGGTATTCAAAATATTATAAAAAGAGAAAATCCATATATACTTTATCAAGGGGATAAAGGTGGTACTAATATTTCCTTTAAATATGAGATGCATTTTTATTTCGGTGAAACACTAGATGATGATGAAGAATCTGTAAATTTTGGATCACCTTTACCTGATAAAGAAAATATATTTATATCGTCGCCTACTTTATATGATAATGAAACATCTAAATATATGTATCCTAATCAAGCACGATTAAATAATTATACATATAAATCAAGTATATTTTGTAATATAGGTATTAAATATGTATTAGTAGATCAAAATAAAACTGTTGTAGTAAATTTTGAAAAAATAAATATAGGTGCCATACCTATTATGATACATTCAAAATTATGTTTATTAAATAATTTAGATTCAGTTAAATTATCTGAATTAGGTGAATGTCCATATGATCAAGGAGGATATTTTATAGTAAGAGGTAAAGAAAAAGTTGTTTTATCACAAGAAACAAAGGTTAATAATATATTATATGTCAATAAATCACCAGAAGATAATGTTATATTAGAAGGCAAAATTAAATCTGTATCTAAAAGAGGATTTCAATCATCTAGAACAAATTATATATATTTTACAAACCATAGTTTTAGAATTTTAAAAGATAAACAACAAATTTATAAAAGAGAAAAAATCTTTAATGTTAGAATATTAGGTTTCGCACTTGAATCTGGTAAAGATTTTTATATTCCTTTATTTATTTTATTTAGAGCATTAGGTATAACAACTGATAAAGAAATATTATCAAATATTATTTACGATACTGATGATATTAATTTAAAAAACAAACTATATGATCTCATTGTACCTTCTATGAAACATTCCCAACCAATTTATACTCAGGAAAGTGCGTTTCAAATGTTATCTATGCATACTAAAGGTAAAGAAACTATAAATGTTTTAGATGTATTATATAATAACTTTTTACCTAATTATGAAAATAATTTGCGTTTTAAAGCTATCTTTTTAGGATATTCTATTAGAAAAATATTATTAGCTCATTTAGGATTGATTGATTTAACTGATAGAGATTCATATGTTAATAAAAGAGTTGATCTAGCAGGTTCATTATTATTAGAATTATATAGAGAATTATGGGGTGGATTTAAAAAAGAATTATCTAAAAAAATAGATTATGAATATCGTTCTAAATATTCTGAAATAGAAGCTGATAATAATAAATTTCCAGATATTATTAATATTAATAATAAAAGTTCTATATTTAATATTTCTATGATGGAATATATAACTAAATCATTTGGAGCAAGATTTGGTACAAATATATCAGGTAGACAAGGTATTGTTCAGGACTTAAATAGAAATACTATGTTAGGAACTTTATCTCATATTAGAAGATTATCATATCCATTACCAGCGGGGTCTAAATCACTAGGACCTAGAAAATTACACAATTCTCAATGGGGATTTGTTTGTCCGATAGATTCACCTGATGGTGGAAATGTTGGTATAATAAATCATTTATCAGTTATAGCCAAAGTATCTACTAATATTTCAGAAAATGGTATTATAGAATGTTTAAAAGATATAAATTTATTATTTTTAGATGATATTATATCTAATGATTTATATGATAATACTAATATTTTTTTGAATGGTAGATTTATTGGATTATACAATGAACCAGCATTTTTATTTAAATATCTAAAATTATTAAAGTTAAATAGTATAATTAATATAAATACATCAATATCTTGGAATATAAAAACAAATGAATTACATATATTTACTGATTCAGGTAGAATAATTCGTCCTGTATTTTATTTAAAATCTGATCCAGGTGGAATAAAATATAATGAATTAATTAATAAAGATTATTCATATATTGAAACATGGAGTAGAGCAGTCCATGGATTAATGTATAATATTGACGGGAAACAACCCAGTATTTATGATAGTAGTTATCATAAAGATGTATTAGATAAAATTAAAGAAAATGATGATTACATGAGAATTTTAGAAGAAAATGCTGCTTGTATTGAATATATTGATCCTGTTGAGAGTGAAAATGCTTTTATGGCAAAAGATATTCATAGTATTGATAAGAATTATTCACATTCAGAAATTCATTCATCATTAATATTAAGTGCTTTAACTGTAAATATTCCTTTCCCACATCATTCACAATATCCTAGAAATGCGTTCTCTTGTCAGCAAACTAAACAAGCAGTGGGTGTATATTCATCAGCATATAATACTAGATTTGATATAGCAGGTCATATATTATATTATCCGCAAAAACCTATAATAACTACTCGTTTTAAAAAATATACGGATGTTGATAAATTACCATATGGTATTAATGCTATTGTCGCAATATGTAGTTATACTGGTTATAATCAAGAAGACGCTGTAATTATTAATAAATCTGCTGTTGACAGAGGGTTATTTAAATCAATATATTACAGAAGTTATGATTCATCAGAAGAAATTTCTAAAAATATAAAAACATATTTCGCAAATCCTTTATATCAAAAAAATATTGTTAAAAAAGATTTATCTAATTATAGTAAACTAGATGATAATGGGTTTATTAGAGAAGGTGAACATGTTACTGATAAAGATATTATAGTTGGTAAATGTAAAAAAACTATTAATGAAAAAGGTCAGGAAATTGTTGATGTATTTGGTGAAACTATTAAAAAAGGAACATATGGTATTGTAGATAAAGTTATTGTATTTAAGAATAATAAAGGATTAAGAACTTGTAAAATTAGAATTAAAAAAATTAGACCTGCCACTATCGGTGATAAATTTACTTCAAGATGTGGACAAAAAGGTATGTGTGGAATGGTATTAGAAGACTATGAAATGCCATTTACAAATGAAGGTATTAAACCAGATATAATTGTTAATCCACATGCTATTCCAAGTAGAATGACAATTAATCAGTTATTCGAAGTTATATTAGGTAAATCATGTTGTTTAGCAGGATTAATGGGTGATGCCACACCATTCTTAAATAATGATATAAGTGAATATTTTGAATTATTAAATAAATACGGATTATATAATAAATATGGTGATGAAGTTATGTATTCTGGTATAACAGGTGCACAAATTCAAACTAATATTTTTATAGGACCAACCTATTATCAAAGACTTAAAATTATGGTTGAAGATAAAGTTCATTCAAGAGCAACCGGTCCTATACAACATATGACAAGACAACCGGCCGGCGGTAGATCTAATGACGGCGGTTTCAGAATAGGGGAGATGGAAAGAGATGCCGTATTGGCTCATGGTATTGCTGGATTTTTACAAGAATCTATCACAAAACGTTCAGATGGATATTTTGAAGGTGAATCATATAAAGTCCAGATTAATCAAAAAACTGGTTTAATGTGTTATGATAAAAATGAACAAAAAAATATTTGTAATATTGAACTACCATATTCTTCTAAATTATTTTTACAAGAATTAGAATGTATGTCATATGCTCCAAGATTAATTACTAATACTAATATAAATAATAAACCTGTATTTGATCATTTATTAAATAATATAAATGATAAAAATATTTTATATGAAGAAGACGATAATGAAGAAGAAGAAGTTGATGAAGATTAATTCATCCATAAATTATAATCTGGTTCTGAATTTATAAAATAATCTTGATTTTCAATTAATTCACACCAAGTTATAGGTAATTTACCATTATTTCTAGGATAATCATATTTAATACCACTATCGGATGTTTTTTGATTATCAAACCATATTTTAAATCTTTCATTATTTTTATATGCATATTTAGGACAAAATTCTATAATAGTTCCATCATCACATTCATATTTTATTGATGTATTATCTTTTTCAATATAACTAGCTAATATTTTAAATCTTGTAGTATTTAATATATTCCATCCATTATCTAATTGTTCCATTTTTCCGTGTGGTCTTTTTATACTACTTTTTGTTTGTTTTTGTTTCGTAAAATCTATATCTGAATTTAATATTAATTTTACCCTCCTATTAATCAATTCATCTAAGTTTTTATCTTTAAAATCTTTATCTTTTTTAAGATTATTTATTAATTTATCTTGTAAAGATGATTTAATTAATGAATAGACATAGTCGTTTGACATTTATAATTTTATATTAATATAATTTCAAATTTACAATATTTCGTTTATCACATCATTTACTAATTTATTTGATATATTTTTAATTGATAAATTATATAAAATATTTTCTATATCTTTTAAAATTATATCATAATCATTATCATCTATATGATAATGGGGATATTGTTTTTTTATAATATTAAATAAAGTTTTATCAATATTTTTTTCTTTTTTAATTTTGTCTCTATTTATTTTTAACGGATTTGCTATTAAATAATATAAATCTCTATCACGGTTCATTAATTATAAACATATAATATATATTTATTGTTAAATCTTTTAATATTATTTATATTAATATCTATGTAATCATTATTAAAATTAAAATTAAAATTATTTTTCATTCTTATTATATTATCTTTTAATGATATATTAACATTTATTTTTCTATTAATATATTTAATTATATTATTTATAAGTGATATATCATTCTTATCTAATAAGACTACATAAATAAATAAATCATTTTTATATATTTTAAAATTATAAATTCTTATATGAAGTCCATTCATTAATACATTATTTAAATCATAAACGAGTTTTATATAATTTGTTTTTGTTATAAAATTTATATCTTCTAAATTTATATTTTCCTTATTTAGAATTAATTTCATAATTTATATTAACTTATATTAATGAATAATCTTTTTGAAGATTATAAACATAATAATAATTTTACAGATTTAGTTAATTATAAAATTGGTCACAAAATATATCGTTTATTATTAAATAAAAATCATTCGAATTTAATAATACAAGGTGTAGCTAAATCAGGTAAAACATTATTAACTATGACTATTTTAAATGATATATTAAATATAAAAGAATATACAAATAAATCATTATATAAAACAATTTATTATGAAAAAAGTCATATACATTATTATTTTGATTTAAAAAAAATAAATAATGATATAAATTTATTTTACTTATTAAAAGAAATAGTTAGTAAATTTAATCATTATACTAATAATTATCATTATATTATATTAGATAATTTTGAATATTTATCTGAAACAATTCAAAATAAATTCAAAGTATTGTTTGAGAAATGTTCTAATACAACTAAAATTATTATAATTACATCAAAATATAATAATATAATTGATCCATTAAAAAGTAGATTTATTAATATAAGAGTTCCTGCACACAAATTATATGATAAATTTATATATTTCCGGGATTTACTCATTAAACATTTGTTTGTAATTGATGATGATAATTTAATTAATATACTTAAAAAACACCATGATATTGATTATAATTTTATAAATATATTAGGATATATAAAAACTAATAAGATATATGGTGATATTTATGATGAAATTATAAATAAATATATGATTATAATAAAATCAGATAAAAATATATGTAAAAAAATATGTGATATAAAACAATTATTATATTTAGCAAAATCAGTTATAAACGTAAATATATTTCTTAGAAGGTTATTATCACATTTATTAAATTTAAATTATAATAATAAACAGAAAATACATATAATAAAAGAATTTACTGAATATGATATTATGATTAATAAATCATTCAGGGATTTATTGTGTTTGGAGGGATTATTGATTGGGGTTATGGGGGTTTAGAAACCTTTATTGAGTCTTGGTCCATTCGCCGGATTTACTATCACAATATTCTTTTGTTACATCGGGCAGAAGATGATTAAAGGTTTCAGTGTTGTTTGGCCATGGCAGATCTTCCACATAGAAACATTCCCCCACCGCGGCCGCGGCGCCTTTTACACCAGCGCACAACGGAACGGCAGTAGCCGTGGCGGCCCCTTTCGGCGGCTTGAAATCAGTCGATGTGTTATCCCAATTTATTTTGTAGCAATCAGTGTGATTAAAACAAGTATAATCGTCGCACTTGTCACACTTCCCGTCGCTGCTTCGATCGGCTTTTTCATCCCCACAGCAGCATATACCTTTACCATGCGCGCCGGCCCTTAGGTAACCTTCAACAACATCTCCGCACCCACAAACGGATTTAAGCATATGAGCCAAAAGCATACCAAGTATCAAGGCAACAACGCACATAACAACAGTTTCCGAATTCATTTTATAATATAACATAGAAAAAAAAAATAAATTAATTTAAAAATAAAAATTCTAAATAAATTAGATGAATTTATATGAACAAAAAATACATATAATAAAAGAATTTACTGAATATGATATTATGATTAATAAATCATTCAGAGATTTATTGTGTTTAGAAGGATTACTG